ATTTATCCGCAAGAAGGTCGCAAGCTACAAATGGCCGGTTGTCGTTGAGGTTCCCTCTGACGGCGGCCGGTTTGAAAAGCAATCGTTTGATGCGACCTTCAAGCGGCTGGGCCGCTCTGAATTCTCCAAATTGGCAGATCAGGGCGACACCCAGTTGCTAGAAGCTGTGCTGGAAGGATGGGAAGGCATCCTCGATGAGGATGACAAAGCCATTCCTTTTACGGCGGCAAACCGACGTGAGTTGTTTGAAGACCCGTACTTCTGTCGCGGGATCATCAAGGCGTACCTCGAATCGCTCGAGGGGGCGCAAGCAAAAAACTAGAGGAAGCTGCAAAACGCTGGGCGAAGGGCGGTGAACGCGACGAGTCCGGTGATGATGCAGCGGTCTTTGGCATGGATCCGGCGGTTCTCGATGAGGGCCAGCCGGATCATTTTGAGGTGTGGGACGACAACTGGGACATCGTGATGATGTTTCTGCGTATGCAAACCCAATGGAACGTAACCATGGGCGGCTACGTGGGCCTCAAGTACGAAGCGCTGCAATGGTTGTGCGGTCTATACTCGGTTGAGGACACTCGCTCCATGCTTGAAGGCATCCAGGTTATGGAACGGACGGCCTTGCTAGTTCTGAACGAGCGGAGCAGCGATGGCTGAACAACATACGAAGGTAACAATTGAGGCTCTTGTCCGCGGAATGGATTCCGTGGATGGGCTTAAAAAAAGCGTCTTGGCGTTGCAGTCTGCAACAACGCCAGCAGCTTCTGAAATCAGCAAACTGCGCGAGGCTGCTGTAACCCTTGGCAGCAGCTCCACGGCGTCAGCGCGTGATGTCAAAACTGCAATTAACGTTCTCAAGGATCTTCAAGAACAAAGCACGTTGACGGGCGCTGGCACTCGTCAGCTCGCAAAGGATATTGGTGCGCTTGAAGGCCGTCTTGATGCTGCTGCAAGCGCTTACGGACGCCTAACAGCGGCGCAAGCGCAAGCCACCAGCAAGGCTCTTCGGGATCCCAACATTGACCCAATGACGGGTCAGCCAAAAATTTATGGCACGCATCAAATCTTCGGTGAGACCCACACGATTCGAGCGTCGCAAGCGTATGGCAAACCAATAGGGCCAGAAGCTTTTGACTACAAAGGCACCGAGGCTGCTGTTGACGCTCTCAATAGCGTCAATCAACGCATTATTGAACTTTCAAGCAACAATCGCATTCAACGTTTGCAGATCAATGAAAAATATAACGCACTTGAGCTTGAAGCTGATGAACGTAAATGGCGTGCTGAATTAAAACTTCAAGATGAAGCCTTCAAGAAAGAGCTGGCTGAATTTGACGCACAGCTTGGCATTCAGGTTGGCCGTAAGGAGCGTGCTGCACAGCGCCTCAAGACGGCTGGCCAAGTCACTGGTGCCATTGCATCCGCAGCGATCTTTGGTGGCCCTGAGGGCGCTCTGGGCGCAGGTATCGGCGCAATTAAAGGTGGCGTGCCTGGTGCGCTCACTGGTGGTGCTATCGGTGCCAGCGTGGGCATCCTGCGCCAACAGCTGACCGAAGCAGCCGATTACGCATCTGAAATTGCTCGGCTGCGCATTGCCCTCAAGGGCGTTAGCACCGATCAAAACGAATTCAACAACAGCTTGAAATTTATTCAAGCGTCATCAGGCCAGTTCCTAACCAGCATTGGTGATGCGACAAAAAATTACACGCGCTTGCAGGCTTCAGTGCGTGGCGCTGGCATGGGTGTCAGCGAAACTCAGAAAGTTTTCCAAGGGCTGAGTGCAGCCATGATTGCAACAGGCGCCAGCACCGAAGACATCAATGGCGCCATGCTTGCCGCCTCTCAGGTGTTCTCCAAAGGCAAGGTAAGTGCAGAAGAATTGCGTGGCCAAATTGGTGAACGTTTGCCTGGTGCATTCACGATCTTTGCGCAATCCATTGGCAAAACACCTCAGCAATTAGATAAGGCATTGCAAAACGGTGAAGTTTCACTGAAAGACTTCATCACGTTTTCAGAGGAACTGTTCAAGCGCTATGGCGAAAGTGCCAAAGCAATTGGTGAGTCACCGTTTGCGTCCAGCATTCGCTTTAAGCTTGCCTTCGACAACATGAAGCTGGCCGCTGGTCAGGCTTTGCAGCCTATCGTCGTGTTGTTCCAAGATTTGGGCACCAAAGCGTTTAATGCTTTTAGCGTGATATTGCAAGGTCAGACAGCATGGCAAAAATCAATTGACGATACATTTGAAAAAATGCGCAAGATGATCGGCGGCATTGCTGGCATTCAGCAAGCAATTGCTGGTTTGATCAAAACAATGATCGTCCTTGGCGGCGTTCAGGCTGGTGTGTTTGTTGCCAGCAATTTGAATATTTTTACCCAAGCCTTGAGAGGTGTTATCGCTTTTACCCGTGAACTGCTAACAGTTGAAAAGGCACTGCTTGCAGTTCAATCGGCTCGCGCTGCCTTTGAAGCAATCCTGGCCGGCCTTGCAACTGGCGCAACAAAAGGCAAGTTGGTTGGCGCACTTTTTGGTGGCGCAGCCGGCATTGGCTTGGCTGTTGGTTTGAGCAAGATTGTTGACGAGATCACCAAAAACGTAATGAACAGCGTTGGTGACGCTTTTAAAGGTTTAAAAATTGAAGACATTGGCGGCAAGTTTGGCGGCAAAGCCGACGTATTGCCACCGGGCCTTACCCAGCAAGACGAGGCCGCGGCTAAAAAAGCAAATAAAGATGCAGCGGAATTTAATCGACTTATTCAAGAAAGTCTTCGCTATAACACCGAAGCCAACATGGTTGGCAAAGATAAACTCAGCCAACTTGATGCCGAGTTAGATCTTGCTAAGCAGCTTAAAAAATACAAAATTGAAGAAGCTCGGCTAACCTCTGATAACGACAAAAACCTTAAGCAACGAATTGCCAATGTAAACGCTGAATTTGAAGCGTTAAAAGCCCGCAATGCGCAAGAACGCAAAGACGCACTGAAGGAGATTGCAGATATTGGTGTTGAGGCAAAAATCTTGCAAGAAAAATTCTTTAAGAAGGCCGACAAGTCCGAAAGTCCTCTTATTAGAGAGCTGAACAATATCAACCTTCAAATTGATGAAGCGGTAAAAAATGCAGATGCGCTCCTTCTCCGGTTGAATAAAACAGGAGGGGTCGATCCTGCAACAGGAAAAGCGCGTGCGGCGCTTGGTGGATTTAAGGCCAAACTTGAAAACCTTACTCCTGGCCAAAAAAATGCAATGGCATCCGGGAACTTGCTTACCGATGACATTGCATCCCTTAAGCAACAGATTGAACAATTGCGTTCTGCTGGAAGTGAATTGAAGACATTGGATAAGCTGGTGCAAAAATACGGGGAAGACTGGAAAAATCTTGACCCGACCCTTCGTTCACAAGCTGAGGCATTGGCCAATCAAGTGGATCACTTGCGTCAAATGCAGCAAATCACTGATTCCATTGCCAATAGTCTTGGTACTGGTTTGACCAGTGCGTTTGATGCTTTGATTGAGGGAACTCAAAACTGGGGCAACAGCTTGCGTCAGATTGCAGCAACAGTTCTCAAAGACATTGCTAAACAATTGATCAAGATCCTGGTGATTGACCAGGCTATCAACGCATTCAAGTCAATCTTTAATTTTGGCGGTGGGGGCGGAAGTGCAGCTGCCGGCGGGACCATGTATGCCGCTAACGGAATGATTGCCGCCAACGGCATCCAGCCCTTTGCGATGGGTGGTGTTGTCACCAGCCCCACGCTGTTCAAGTTTGCCAACGGCGGCACCATGCGCAACGGCCTTATGGGTGAGGCTGGTCCCGAGGCCATTATTCCCCTCAAGCGTGGCGCTGATGGCAAGCTTGGCGTTGCAGGCGGCGGCAGTGGCACCACTAACGTCACGGTGAACGTAGACGCCAAGGGCAGCAGCGTGCAGGGCGACTCTGGCAAGGGCAATCAGTTGGCCAGGGTGGTTGCAGCAGCGGTGCAGCAAGAGATGATTAAGCAGAAACGGCCTGGTGGCCTCCTGGCGGCATAACGATGGCGACTTTTACTTACACACCCAGTTTTGAAGCCACCGAGAGCAGCAAGCCTCGGGCGCATAAGTTTCAGGCTGGTGATGGCTATGAACAGCGCGTGCGGTTCGGGCTGAATACAGACCCGAAGGAATGGACGCTGACCTTTAGTGAGCGCACCGACACCGAGCGCGATGCCATCTTGGCGTTTTTGGAAACCAACGCAGCTGTCACGTCATTCGACTGGACCCCACCGCGTGGCAGCACCGGCAAGTATGTCTGCGATGAATGGCAGGTGACCATGCGGGCGTACAACTTCAACACGATTCAAGCCACGTTCCGCCAGGTGTTTGAGCCATGACAGTTCCCGTCTCAGAGCTTCAATCCATAGCGCCTAGCGCCATCATCGAGTTGTTTGAGTTGCAGCTCAATACGGCAATTCAAGGTTCTAGCACCATTTACCGTTTCCACGCCGGCACCAACGCAACCGGCACCAATGGAAATGTGGTGTGGGCTGGCAACACCTATCAGGCCTTCCCAATCGAGGCCGAAGGCTTTGAGTACAGCGGCAATGGCCAGTTGCCTAGACCCAAGATCCGCGTGTCCAACATCCTCGGCACCATCACGGCAATCATCCTGACCACACCGTTGGAAGGCGCCAAGGTCACGCGCATCCGCACGATGGCCAGGTATCTGGACGCGGTGAACTTCAGCGGTGGCACCAACCCCTATGGCACGCCGGATCCGACGGCTGAGTTTCCGCGTGAGGTGTATTACATCGACCGCAAGAGCGCCGAAACCCGCGATGTAGTGGAATTTGAGCTGGCAGCTGCCTTTGACCTGGTGGGTGTCAGGGCACCGAAGCGTCAGTGCATCTCCAATATCTGCCAGTGGGTCTACCGTTCGGCGGAGTGCTCCTACACCGGCACCAGCTACTTCACCGAAAACGATGTGGCCACTACGGTTTCTAATGACGTGTGCGGCAAACGTTTGAGTAGCTGCAAAGCACGGTTTGGCTCTACGGCACAATTGCCCTTCGGCTCCTATCCAGGCGTGGGCACTTATTTCACATGAACGACACCACTCGCGCTGCTGCCCTGGAGCACGCCAAAGCCGAAGATCCACGCGAGGCTTGCGGCCTGGTGGTGGTGGTCAAAGGCCGTGAGCGTTATTGGCCTTGCCGCAACCTCAGCACCGAGCCCGGCGATTTCTTCACGCTCGATCCTGAGGATTTTGCTAAAGCCGAAGACGCTGGCGAAGTATTGGCAATTTTTCACAGCCACCCAATATCACCGCCCACGCCAAGC